CAAGCAGGTATATTATCTGGTGAGCAACCTGTAAGAAAAAGTGATGATGATGCAGTATGGGAGGGCATTTTAAAAGCTGGGAGTCGAGCTAACGTATTGTAAATAAATTAATTATTAACTAAGGAGAATAAAATGTCAGAGAAATTTAACTCTGGACAAGTAAAGTTTGGAACTCCTGGTTCCCAGACAGCCTTAACATTAAATAATCAAAGTAGAAGATTATTTGATTTTAGTGATAGGATTGCTGAATTAGCCCCAGAAGAGTCTCCATTTTTTGTTTATTTGTCAAAAGTAGCAAAAGTTCCAACATCGGATAGTCAGTTTCGATTTTTGGAAGATAGAACGAAAGTTCATATGACTGATAGAAGCTTTTTGCTTAAAGGTGCAACAACTATGGTTGCAGAAGGAAGCAATATGGATATTGTATTAGATACATCAGGTGGTGCATCTGTTGATTTTTTACTTCCAGGTATGGTTGTAGCAATTGGAGATGTTGATGGCAATTCTGTCCCAACAACTGCAAATGTTAGAGTAAATACTGTAAGTAGTTCATCTACAGAAACAACTTGTAATGTTACAGCAATATCTCATGTTGGTGCTTCTTCAACATTAGCTTTAGCAGACAACTCAAAATGTACTGTTATAGGTACTTCATTTGAGCAAGGTTCTGGTTCACCAGATGTTTTTTCACAAGAGCTTGACCATGATACTGGTTTTACTCAAATATTCAAAACTGCTTGTGAGATGACAAATACTGCAAGAGCAACTATCTACAGAGGTTATGCAGATGAGTTCCAAAGAATTTGGAATCTTAAATTAAGAGAACACAAAGTAGATATTGAAAGAGCAATGTTATTTGGACAAAAAGGTACATCAGGTGGTATTCAATACACAGATGGTATCGTTGGTTCAACAATCAGAAATGGCTATGCTAACGTAGTGAATGATGGAAGTCAATTATCATATAATATTGATAAACCATACTATAAATCTAATACAGCAGCCGAGTTAACATATGATGATTTATTATCTGATTTTGAAGTAATCTTCGACCCTGCAAGGGGTGGTGGAAGAGCTAAGTTAGCTTTAGCTTCAAGACCAGTAATATCTCACTTTAACAAACTTGGTTCAACTGGATTTATAAGTGGTTCTATGACAGATGGCGACCAAAGATATAACTTCCCAGCATCGCAAGGCGCTTTTGGACATTTAGTAACTAAAGTACAAACTATTCATGGTGATGTATCTATGGTTGCTGAATCTCTATTTAGAGGCTTTGCTTCTGGATTTATGATGATGGTTGACTTAGACCATGTTGCTTACAGACCGCTTGTAGGTAATGGTTTAAATCGTGACACTTCAATAACAACTAATGTGCAACAAGCTGATGAAGATTTAAGAAAAGATATGATTCTAACAGAAGCAGGTCTTGAGGTAAGTCTTCCTGAAACTCATGCACTTATTAATTTGGAGGGTGTGTAAGATGAGAAGTGATTATTTAAATGAAAACATAATAAGTAACAGTGGACACAAAAAGAAAGTTAAAGTGTTAACTGCAGCAACACAGTTAGAAGAAAAAGATTCAGGTTCAATATTATTATTAAATTCTGCATCTGAGTTTGCAACAACTCTTCCATCTGTAGCTGACGCTGGTGCTGGTTGGTACTGCAAAATTGTAGTAGAAGCAGCTCCATCAGGCGCATCATACACAGTTGTTGAAAAAGCCTCAGCTGACACTGATGTAATTATTGTTAATGGTATCAATGAACTTGAAGTTGACACAAGTGATGATGGTGTATCCAATACTGGATGTACTACAATTACTTTTGCAGATGGCGTAGCTATCAAAGGTGACTTCATTGACATTTGGTGCGATGGCTCTAATTACTATGTATCAGGTCAAACAAAAGCTGATGGTGGTATTTCAGTAGCGTAGTTATAGTTTTGTAGAACTATGGGAGCTATCAATAAAAGGTGGCTCCCGAATCTACATAAGACAATAATAATTTTATAAACAAGGAGAAAGTTATGGGAAGTTTCCCAGGCGGAAATGTAGTAAGAGTCACCCCAACATTATCAACTGATGCTTATGCATCTGGAGATGTATTGTTTGTTGCTACACGTATTCCAAATGCAGTAAAAAATAGAGGTGGCGTTTCAAAATTAAAAGCCATGTTTGTATTAGATAAAGATGATACAAGTGATGCTGATAATGATATATTTTTTGTATTTCAAGAAAAAGAAGGCACTGCGCCAGGCACTATTAATTCAAGTGCAAATATATCAGATTCTGATTTTCAAGCAAATAAGCCTTTAGGATTTATTCAACTTCAAGGTGATAGAAATACAAATGGAGCTGGTATTCAAAATTCAAGACTATTTTTTGTAAACCCAGGACAAGGAGATGGAGAGTCTAGTGTCCCTAATTTATTGCTTAAAGCAGATGAAGGTTCAACAGATGTATATGTTTGGGCATATTTATCTGGTGGTTCTCCAACTTATTCAGCAGATGGCTTAGAATTAATATTTCATATTGAATATATAGATTAATGGCTAAGAAAAGCACAGTTAATAAAGCAGGAAACTATACAAAACCTGGAATGCGTAAGCGTATATTCAATAGAATAAAAGCTGGTGGCAAGGGTGGCAATCCTGGTCAGTGGAGCGCACGAAAAGCACAAATGCTTGCAAAGGCTTATAAAGCAGCAGGTGGTGGTTATAAAGAAGAAGGTGGAAAAATAATGCCTAAATATAAAAAAGGTGGTGGTACTTTTAAACCACACATGATGTACAAGGGCGACAAAACTGTTAAAGCAAATACATATCAAGAACATTTAGATTATGGTAAAAAAGGTTATGTCCACAGTAAAAAGAAAGAGTTAGGCGGAATGTTAAAAGGTCCATCTCATGCAGAAGGTGGTATCCCTATTGAAGTTGAAGGTGGGGAGTATATAATTAAAAAGAAATCAGTAAATAAAAGAACTGAACCAGTTTTGGAATATATTAATGAAAATGGTAAATTACCAGGTAATATGGATTATAATTTTCCAACAACTGATGCAAGAGATAGGAGTAAAAAATAATGCCAGGAGTTAAAGATAAAATGACAGGTAAAACTGTAGCTGAAATGTCATATGATGACAAAGGTATGGAAGCAGCAAATAAAATGGCTGCAAATGACCCAAACTTAATAGTTACAGATGGAAGAATGAGAAGTGAGCAAATGTATGCAGGTGGTGGTAAAACTGGATATAGTAAAATAGGGATGGAAAAACCTAAAATGATGTACGGTGGCAAGATGAAAAAAATGAAACATGGTGGCAAAATGAAAGAAATGGGTCACGGTGGAATGATGAAAAAAATGGGTCACGGCGGTATGATGAAAAAATATGAAGAAGGCGGTAAAGCGTTAAAGAAAGTTGATTCATCAAAAAATCCAGGACTATCAAAATTACCAAAAAAAGTAAGAAATAAAATGGGCTATATGGAGCATGGCGGAAAAACTAAAATGCCAAAAATGATGTATGGCGGTAAAATGAAAAAGAAAATGATGCATGGCGGTAAAATGCATATGGATTCAAATATGTATATGAAACATGGTGGTAAAGCACACGCAAAAAAAAATAAATGAGAACGTATTATTGTACATGCGGAAGTAAGGTAGAATGCGCATCTGATAAGTTGCCCAAATGTAGTTGTGGTAAAGTATTTGGTGTATCTGCTAAAGTATCTGACCATATTAATATGAGGAATACTTGGAGCGGACAAACTAAAGTTGAGTTTACACAAACAACTGTTGATAAAGATATTGCATCTTGGAGTAAAAGATAATGGCTTGGGACTTTGGAGCGCAAATAAATTCATTTACTGGATTTGATGGTAACGATACATCTGCAAGTGAAGAAGGAGAAACTTTTGATGTTTTAGCGACACGTTGGTTAACTGATGCAGCAAAAGAAATAATCAATATTTTACCTCCAAAGCTCAAAGAAAAGTGCATAGCTGAAACGTCTTTAAGTAGCGCAACTCCAATGGATTTAGATGGAGTTGGTGAAGTGATGTATGTAACTCGATTATCTGCAGATTCTGGAGGATTTAGAATACCTTGCAGAGAAGTGCCTTCAGCATTTGGAGAATTGACAGCAGATTCAAGTAGTATATATTTTGCATCAAATACAGACCCAGCATATTGGGTAGCAAGTTCTAGCGATGCAATGGTGTTAAATGTAAATCCAACACCAACTTCAAATCAAACAGCAATTGTATATCATGTAGCATATCCTACAGTTGACCATGCAGATACAACGATTGCAAATTTTCCTGATGAAGCTGAGTTTCTTGTGCCTTTAAGAGCTTCAATAAATGCAATACAGTATAAATTAAACTTTGAGGAAGATATAGAACTATATGTTCCAATGTTATCTGCTTTAAAAGTACAGTATCAAGAAGGTGTACAAGGTCTTATTTCAAAAAATATAACTGTTCCAAAACAAGGAAGTAAATAATGACAGCAAAAAACATTATAGACCAAATAGAAAAAATGTTTGGCAGACAGCCAGAACAATATATGTTTCAACTTATAAATGATGCATTGGATGAAGTTTCATCAAAAAAAATGAATAATACTGAATCTAAAACGACTGATTTAATTGGTCATGATAGATGGTATGCATTATCAAATGAAATGATTCAAATAGATAGAGTTGAAATAAAAGATACAAATAATAGATATGTAATGATTCCTAAACTTGCAGACCCTCATAAATTATTAAGAAGTGATACTGACGATAATAATACAAATTGGAATAATACAATAGGAGAAGACGACTCGTTAACTTAGGAGAAATATGGCAGTAGATAAAAGAACATTTCCAAATAACTATTTTGTATATTATAATGATGATAATAGATTAGCTATTTTATGCCAAGATACTACATCTACATCTACAGAAAGAACTTCTGAAAAATATGATACATATCAAGGAGTTGATGTATCTGCAGGTATTAGAGTTACATATAAATCAAAATATGGAACTATTAATTCTGTAACACAAGATTTAAAAACAACAGCAGGTCTTGACTCAGGTCTTCATCCAGCAATACTATGTTACATGAAAGCTAGAATGTTTGAAGATGCAGGAGATTTGCAAAGAGCGCAGTATTTTAGAGCGATGTTTGATAAAATGATAAAACAGTATCCGTTAAGAAAAAGTGGAGTAAGGACATTAGCGGTACCAAGATTATAAAAGGGGATAAGATGGATTTAAAAAAGATGCTTAAAGATTATAAAAATCAACAAGAGCAAGTAAAAGAAATCTTCATCAAGCTTCAAGGTAAGATTGAAATGTGTGAAGAACTTCTTAAAAACAAAGAAAATAAAAAGTAGTTTTTTGAAATAGAGGTAAATATGCCGAATAAAGATAAAGGTGTAGTCAAG